GCCCCCTTAACTTCTTATCTGATTATAGCATACATTTTTATCACACCACATTCAACACATAGTTGCGTGAGAAGTAGTTTGCCGAATAGCGTAGCTGGTCGAGACAATGGTTGTACATATCCACAGGCTTGCCGTGTGCATCCACCACATAGAGTGTCAACTCCCTCAGTATCGGATACAATCCGTATGTATCGGAATCAATCATCTTGACCTGCCTCTTGGCTATGAGCGATTGCAACCTTTCTATGCCGACCTGTATGCCCTTACTGCTTCCCTTGATGTCATGCCCGTTGTTGTCTGCTCCCCTTGTCTGCACTCCGTTCAGATGCAGTTCCTCTCTCAATGCAAGACACGCTGGGTCGATAAGGCACTCCGACCAGTTCATCTGATACTTGTTCTTGCAGTAGGGGAAGAACTGCTCCGATATCTCCTTGGCTTGAATGGACAGAGCCTTGGTATATCCCGTTTCCGTACCCGAATAGTAATAGAGGGCTACCATATATAGGTTAAACTGCCCCTTGGGTGTACGTGTGACAATGAAGCACCCGATTGCCGTTGCATCCTTCAATCCACCATCACCAGCAAAGTACATTTCCAGCTTCTGTTCTTCGGCTGGGATTGACTTCACGATATTTTCCTCATGGCTGAACATGGAGTAAATAACACCCTGTGGAATACAGCGATGTCCGAACCAGTCACGCTCCAACAGAAAGGGATTTTTGCTGAGGATTCGGAACAGTTCTTCCTTTCGTTCTGCCGTGATAATCGGATTATCGTCCATCGTCCAGTGCGACCATATAGTGTTCTGCACTTCAAACACATCTTTAATGACTGGGTGCTGTGGACTTGGTGGGTTTAGGTCTGCAAAGTGTACTCTGAGGTGACTTGCAAAGGTTCTTCTGAAAGCCTCTTGTATAGTCGGCATAGTGATAAGGTCAATCTCGCAGAAGTACACGCTCCCAAGCGACAAACCTTGGAATGACTTGTAGCTTGATGAATCGCCACCCCCTTTGTAATAAACCCTTCTATCACCCTTTGGGGTGTGTATCAGAAGATGCTTGCCGTTCTCATCGTCCTTCAGCCTGCAACAGCCTGCGAAGATGTGCATAAGCCCCATGCCGTCCGACTCTATCAGAAGTTTGTAAGCCTGCTCCTGCGAGTATCCCAACACAAGGTGGTTCTCGTCCTCCGTCTCTATGAGGAAACGAGCATAACGGAAAGCCCCTGCCGTGGTTTTTCCACTTCGGGGGCTTCCTTCCAAGACTTCAAGGGTGCTGTCCTTGAATGGTCTGCGAATCGTTTCTATCTGCTTAGGACTGAATTTCATTCTTTCCGTTGACCACATCGAGCAAAGACTGCATCAAGCTGGTGTCAGCCTTGACCTCTACGGAATCGGTCATACCACACCAGTTCTTGAGAAGGAATATCATCACTGCCCCATTTTTTCTTGCCAATGCGAGGGCATCTTTAATAAGCATTGAATTTCCCTCAAGTCTCTTTTGTTGCGAAATGTCGGAAAAACCCAAGGAACTGCCCTCGGAATCCGTGTATGTTCTCCTGCACCAGTTGTTGATGGTATCGGCATTGACCCCGAAGTATTTCGCTATATCGACCTCTGAGTAATGTTGTCTGCAAAGTTCCTCAAATCTCTGCTTGTCAATCTGAATAGCTGGTCTTGCCATTACTTCTTTTTTTTCTCCTTGTACCCACTGGCGATGATTGCCCTGCCCTGCTTCTCGGCTTGTTCTCTTGTCGGGTAGACTTTACCACTTTCGCCCCACTGATAGCCACCTTTCACTTTCTTTACTGGCATAAGCATCTCCTTTACGTATTTACCTTAACACATAAAGGGACAAAAGAAAAGGGCAGATGTACTGCCCTCAGTGTTTCACGTGAAACATTCTAGTTTAATGTATCATTCTTTGCTTATTTCCTTATAAGAGGGTTTTTCGAATACGAAAATCGGTTCTGTTTTATATCCTTTTCCTGCAATGCTGGACAACATTAGGAAATCTGTATCAACGTGCAAGAATCCGATTTCTTTCGCAATCCTTACCGCATCACGTTCCAATGTCTTTGCGGTTTTAGTGTTTGCGATATTCAAAAGCATATATCCGTTTTCCTTCAATCCCATATGACAATTCCGAAGCATCGGGGCGATAAACCCGTCAAGCCATTTCTGATATTTAGGGTATCGTATATAACTCTGTGTTGCTTCCTTGCTATAATGTTCCGCATCGAAGTAGGGTGGCGAAGTAAATGCCATATCGAAGGTGTTTTCTTTTGGGATGTAATCTTCTGCACACTCGCACCTGATGTTTACCGCCTTTCCGACATAGGAGTATTCTTTCTTCATTCTGTTTAATCCTTCTGCCGTCTTTGTATTCGGTTCGCAACATTCATACCGCTCGCAATTCGATGCAAGGAAACCAAATAAACGCCCCCCCCAACCACCGCACGGGTCATATACGCTTCCGCAATCCCCATAGGCATTGTAAAGGTATTTCGCCACAGTCGGACGGAAATTACTTGGTGCTTGCTTTGCACAATACACCTTGGAGTTCTGCCTTATTCGGTTTGTAGACCACCTCATGCCTTCAAACATCTTGCAGAATCGGTAAGTCTTTCTAATTAAAGTCCTCAATTTTCCATCGTCTTTCCAACACTCGGAAACGCTTTCGTTGCCGTATGTCTGAACATCTACCCAATGAGGGAAGAAACCCCAAAGAAAACCGCATCCGATCATCGACTGGTCGAACATATCATCGTGGAAGATTGTTGTTTCGTCAAAACGCTCCAATTCTTCCAGTTCTCGCCTGATATCATAATCTCCCAACTCAATCTGTGGATATCCATGTTTTCTGTACCAGTTGAAATAATACTCGATTGCTTCGGATTCTGAATCGAAAGCGGTCATGTCCGATTCGGGCATCTCTTTCCCTTTTTCATCTGTGTAATCAAAGTCAAATAATGTGTTCATGTGTCACTTCTCACCATGTTTCACGTGAAACGTTAGATTCAATACTCCCATTCTGCCAACAGTCTACGCTCGACAACATCCGACCTTTCTATCCTTATGTTGAACAGCCGTTCCACCTTGTCCCTCAAATCCATGAAGTTGAACGCCATGTTCAGCCCGAATGGCGATGAGTAATCCACCGTCTTGGGTCTGCCGTCCACAATCACCGTTGCCCTGTACGTTCTGTCATGCCAACCACCATGTATGTATCTGTATCCCATATCAACTCCTTTAAAGAGGCTTCCACGAAGCAGGGCGAACAATCATGTCTCCGTGGTCACCTCAATCATCCTACAATTCCGTAGAACCCTGCCATCGGCACAAGTCCGTCATCGGTCTTAGTCCATACCACCGCAAACGGTGTGTAAAGTCTGAACCCTAAACCCTCGTTGAATATCATGTCCAACGATTCCTTTGCCCAATGACCCTCAAGGGTCTCCCTTGCCTGTTCCTTGGTGATTTCAACCGCCTGTGAACCCTGTTCCTTGTACTGCTTCCAATATGTCATGCGTCTCTCCTTTGAACCTCACGGCTCCAACCATTCACCGTAGCAATACGGCTCTCCGTCCTCGTCCAGTTCCCAACCTTGGCAGTGGTAAGGAAACTTCTTGTTCTGCTTCGTCTCGGTCTGAATGATTACCGATGAACCCTTTACATAAAAGCTGAACTTCTGCCCATCTGTATAGGTTCCACTTCCGACAACGGCTTTCGCCATCTCCATAAATTCGTTTCTTGTCATATCTATCTCCTTTGCAGGGCTTCCGCCCTGCTCAATTATCGTACTTGCTACAATGACGGCTGTGGCACTTCACGCCCTTGATGAACGGAAGCCATGCGGTGATGAACCTTCTATACTTTGCTATCTCCGATCTCCACACCCTTCTGCCGTCCTCGCCTTCGTTCAGCAATTCGTGGTTGTTGTGTCCGTCCTCATAGTAGGTGTCCAACTGGTACTGGCACTCGGATACCAAATCCCGAATGTTCCACTTTGCCTTGTCCTCTCTGTCCTCTGTCAGAGAAGTCCCAATCGTCAAGAACTCAAGGCACATACCGAACATAAGTTTGTTGTACCTTCTGACTGCCTTCTCAAAAATTTTCTGCTCCATGTAAACTCCTTTGTAGTTCTTATCTACACTTATATACTACAACATCGCCCAATCAATGTAAATACATTTTTTCGGATTATTTTCACTTTCTGCAGGATTTTTTTCAGAAATACTTAACGCAATTAAGTAAAATGCCCCATGTTTCCACAGGGCAATTTCGGACGGCTCACCAGCTACTGAACATCTGTTTTTTCACTGGTTCGTTTCTGATTCTACTGCATCGGTCTTGGCTTCGTCAACCTTCGCTTTCTGCTCGGCTTCGGCTTTCTGTATGCCGTTGACCACTCCCGAATAGAACAGCTTCAAGCCCTTCTCAAAGTCCCACGCATCGGACACAGAGAAACCGAACACTTTCAGCAGACTTTCACCTGTTTTCAGTCCGTTCTCATAGCACACGTTGTCTTTGTTTTCCATCACGCTCTTGATGTGGACGGGAAACCACGCATTTTTCCTCTTTTCTTCTTCGGTCTGCTGTCTTTCCTCGGACTCGACAAACGCCT